TCCCCCTCCCGACAAACCTTACCTTAAGTGTTCCTATGTCTTTTACGCGGACTCGTACTGTTCCTGGTCGTGGCACTAGCCCGTCAGGTGAAACCTATTGGGCCTCGCCCACAACCGTGGAATCTATTACTGAGTCTTCGCGTCCCGGACCTTGCAACGTAACCCACTGGAAGCGCAGTCCTGTGAACGCCTCGGGATCTAAGATCGTTTATCTTAATACCGGTTCTGGCGCTCCTATTATTGCACCCGATTCTAGTAAACTAGATTGGGCTAAACTTCCTTCATCTTCTTCCTTTGGCCTAATCCAGCTCCTTGCTGAATTGGATGACACATTGGCCCTGTTTACGTTGAAGTTCTGGCGCTCTATAACCTACGGTTCCTTAACTTGGGGCGTATTGCCCTTTGTTCAGGACCTTCGGGCTATATTGCAAGCCGTTTCGAACCTTAGCGTGGACCTTAATGCGGCACCGTATGAGGCCTCCCACGTTGATGAGATCCCGGTCGACTTCACAGACTCTAATGGCGACAGATGGAGTGGGACTCAGAAAGTCACACACCATTACACTGGTATTGTAAAATACGAGGGTGCCTCTGAGGCTGATATCTGGCTTGACCGTCTGGCATTCCATCCAGACCTGTCTACTGCCTGGGACTTAGTGCCCTTTTCATTTGTTGTCGACTGGATCTTACCTGTTGGTGATTTTCTTGATGACCTTAAAGGTGGTGGTTGGGTTGGTTCTGTTCAGTTCCGCGGTTGGTACTCTAAGAAGTTTACCTTCTCTGGTACATTTACCGCTAATCCTGGCGCGTCTGGTTATGCTAGTGGCCCGATTTCTTCATCAGGCTACGAACGTACTGGCGTCTCGGACTTGGTTCTGACAAAACTACCTGAGGTTAAAGTTCCTCAGTTGCAATTACCGTCGCTTCGGGAGATTTTCAATATAATCTACCTGGGCGGTCTCGGGAAAGCGACAAAGCTTTAGTTCTTATCGTGTGTGTTCTCTGTACCCTGGTGACTTTTATGCCATTCGGCACAATTACAGCTCAAACTCAAACTTACGACCCACGTTCCCCTGGAATTTATACCAGGACTTCGGTAGGCCTCGGGCAGCCGGATAACTCTTTTGTTATTCGCCCTGCTTCGTCTAAGGCTGATCCGTTGCGCGCGTCTGTTTCCCGTGTGATCCAAAAAGACGTCGTAGTCGGCGGTTCCACTGTTCGCAAAACTGCAACAGTTACCGTCTCTTGCGTCGTTCCTTCAGCTGACTTTACGTCAACCGAAGTGGATTCACTTGTTGCGGACATTAGCGAGTTTATTACCGCTACGTCTATCACGCGCATTCTTCAGGGTGAGAGCTGATAAGGCTATTAGTTCGGTCCGTCCTTAACCTAAGAAGGATAGGAGCATGGACCAACTTAATATTCTTCAACTTTTTAGGGCACTTCTTAAGGATATGGCTGTCGATCGTAAGACTTGCAGCTATGTTCTTGGACGCCTTCATTTTGAGGGTGTCCACTTCATAACTCACGTACTTCCTTCGTTCTCAAAACACGTTCTGTTGTGTTTGGAGCAGGGATACTGGTCAGATTTCTCTACCAGCGTCAAGTGCGTGAGGGGGCTCCCGGTTATCTTTCGGGTTAACCTACTGCGCCTTTTCGTCTATGACAGCGTATCATCAAGATACGTTGTTCGCGAGGATGCTTGTCCTGTAGATTTACTACAGATCAGGCAGATTTGCGAGTACGTCTACAAACTAGCAATTCCTTTTTCTCCCAGCCAGTTGGAAACTGCTGCGGAAAATTTTGCTCAGATTGATTCAGACGTTCCTGTTCAAGGCGATTATGATACCAACTTTGTTGATGCGATGCGTAAGTCATTTGAAACTTACTATCCGCGCAGCTCTAAGGTCACTGTTGACCAAGTTGCGCTTGAGGCCAGACCGGGCCCTGGAACTTTTTCAGGCTCTGGTCGCGATTTTTGGATGCGTAATTATCAGCGTCCTTCTATCCGCCACACTCTCTCAAATCTTGGCTTCGGACTCCGATATAACAAACGGGCTCCGTTACCAAGGCGATTCGATAAAGACCCTGATTACTCAGAAGTCTTATTCGTACCTAAAGATAGTCGTGGTCCTCGTACTATTATGCGTGAGCCTTACGACAAGCTACTTTTTCAGATGGGTTACTACACCTGTCTTAGAAATAGCCTCGAGGCTGATACGCACCATCGCGTCAACTTCCGCGACCAAACTCGTAATAGAGACCTGGCGTGGGAAGGTTCAAAGACCAAACGGTGGTCAACTCTCGACCTTAAAGACGCAAGCGACCGTGTTTCTTACGCGGTTGCTCATCATATATTTCGCTATGTCCCTATCGGTAGAATTCTCAATACCATTCGCACACCTAAGGCTAAAATGCCTAATGGCGTTCTAATTGGTATAAGAAAGCTTGCCGGCATGGGATCCGGGTTGACCTTTCCTACTATGGCTTTGATTATACATCTCGCCATATGTACGCACATTTCTAAGAAATATCACATCGCCTACATACCCGTGGCTAGCCAAGTGTATGTTTATGGTGACGACGTTGTTCTCCCCACAGCGTGGTTCAGCGATGCTATTGCAGCGCTTGAGCGTGTTGGACTACGTACAAATAGCTCTAAATGCTATACGTACGGAAATTTTAGGGAGTCGTGCGGCGGGGATTACTTCCGCGGAAACGATGTTACTCCTGTACGTCTTAAGCTCTCATCTGCTGGCGTTTCATACGACAGCGGGTGTATAAGCAGCTCTAAGCGGCCAGAGTTTTTATTAGGTTTAGAGCGTCATGCTCGCGAGTTAGTTAAAGCCCAGTGCTTCGGGGCTGCTAGTTTCATTTACAGCAGCATAGAGAAGTTTACAGGGCCTCTACCACTTGTTTCCGAAAACGCAGCGGCTCTCGGTCGGCTTGCCGACCGTTCCGTGGTTCTGGATTCGCTTAAGTACGACTCTTATGGAAGAGCCCGTACCGTGCAGGCATATGTCCCGTTACCTCTAAATGAGGACGTTAATAGGCCGTGCCCGTATCAACACCTCAGACAGGTCACCAAGGTTGGTGGCTCTACTGAGTGGGAAGAGAAAATATTCCCTGCTGGTAAGAGCCTAGCTTTCGGGGTCGCAAGCGTCCCTCGAAAGTATCGTATTTTTAGGCGAAATGTGTCGGGTCTTTCCCTAACATAGTAGCCTAGGGTTGGTTTAGACGTAAGTCATTCCTTCATGGTGG